AAATATCAAATTACATCTGTAATGGAGGAATATGATTCTGACATGGATCAAATGCTTTTTTTCTTAGCTCTAGCGGGATCTTCATTTAAAAAAATTTACTATGATACAAACATGGGTAGAGCCGTTGCAAAGTTTATACCAGTCGAAGATTTAGTCGTACCCTATCACTCAACAGATTTAGAAACTGCTCCTAGGATTACACATGTATTAAAACAAAACAAAAACGATGTAAGAAAAAGTCAGGTCAGTGGTTTTTACAGAGATGTAGAATTAGACGTAGTTAATAAGCAAGACAGAATACAAGAAACATATGATAAAATAGAGGGAGTAACTCCTAACGATAGCACAAACTACAATGATCAATGCACATTACTAGAGATGCATTGTGATCTTGATATTCCTGGTTTTGAAGACATTGGAGTAGATGGTGGCCCTACAGGTGTTAAGTTACCTTACATTGTTACCATAGATGAGGGCTCAAGAAAAATTTTATCTATTAGAAGAAACTATGCAGAGAATGACAAGTTAAAAAAGAAAATACAATACTTTGTTCATTATCGTTTTTTACCTGGACTTGGGTTTTATGGTTTTGGTTTAATACATATGTTAGGTGGATTATCTAGAACTGCTACTTCAGCACTACGACAATTAATTGATGCAGGAACATTATCAAACTTACCGGCAGGTTTTAAAGCAAGAGGCCTGCGTATTCGTGATGACGACAATCCTTTACAGCCAGGTGAATTTAGAGATGTAGATGCACCAGGGGGAGATCTAAGACAAAACTTTGTGCCATTACCATACAAAGAACCAAGTCAAACTTTGATGCAACTTTTAGGGTTTTGTGTTGATGCTGGTAAAAGATTTGCTGCCGTAGCTGACGCAAAGATTGCAGATTCCAATAATGCTAATCCTGTTGGCACAACAATGGCGATGATTGAACAAGGCACTAAAGTTATGAGTGCTATACACAAAAGATGCCATTATGCACAAAAGATAGAGTTTAAATTATTAGCTAGAATATTTCAAATATATCTGCCACCTGTATATCCATACAATGTAACAGGGGGACAAAGAGAAATTAAGACAACTGATTTTGATGATAGAATAGATATCATACCTGTATCTGATCCTAGCACAATCTCAATTACAATTAGCACAAACAAATCCGCAAATGCATAATTTGTATGAAGCTTACAGAAGAATGTACCAAGCTTTAGGAATTCAAAACATCGATGCTATTTTACCTCCACCTGCACGCCCTGCACCAAAAGATCCAATTACAGAAAATGCAGAATTATTAAATAAAAAAACTGCACAAGCTTTTGCAGATCAAGACCACGTCTCACACATTTCTGCTCACAGAGCTTTAATGTCGTCTGTTTTGGTACGAACTATGCCGGATGTTTTAGTCAACACCATGAGTCACGTATTGCAGCATTCATCAATGTTAGCAGCTCAAAGTGTATTAGAAAAAAATAAAGAAAAATTAGAGCAATTAGCAGAACAATTTGGTGGTCAAATTCCAGAGCAAATTCAAATGCAAATAAACAACGTAATACAAGAACAGATTGCACAAGTACAAGCAGAAATCATGGCTCAAATGGTGGCTGAAGAACAAGAATATCTAGAGGGTTCTGGCGAAGATCCAGTAGTAGATCTTAAAAAGCAAGAATTAAATATAGAACAACAAAGAGTAATGGCTGACGCAATGGCTAAACAAGCTAAAACAGAACTTGATATTGCTAAACTAGAACAAAAAGCAATGATAGATGCAGCTAAATTACAACAAACAGCTGAATTAGCAGCGCAGAGAAATAACATACAAATGCAAAAATTAAATGCCACTCAAAGAAGGTAAATCACAAAAAACAATATCTAAAAACATAAAGATGTTGAAAAAAGAAGGAAAGCCAATGAAGCAGGCAGTAGCTATAGCACTATCTAAAGCTGGTAAGAAAAAAAAGAAAAGAAAAAGAAGTTGATAAATATCAAATTGTGTCCATAATAACTATATGGAAGCACCGCAAATCAATAAAATTGTTGACGACTTAATAAGTTATGCTTTTCAGGACAGTTTTTCTGAGGAAGAAAGAATGGTTGTGGCATCTCTGTTTATGACTGCCGCTCAAATGATCTATTTACAAACAATGGGCGAAAGTGGTAAGAAGGCTTTTGAGAATGATAAAGATAACATACTCAAAGAAAGAAAACCAACGTTACACTAAGAGGTCTTATGAAATTTAAACAAGCAAAAATGGAAACTGTAAAGTCTACAAATCCTTTTCCTAATCCTACCGTTGCAGATACAGCTGCTGTTACTATGTCAGCATTTGTTGTAAAAGATAACAAAGGTTCAGGTCCAAAAGGGCAGACTAGTAGGCAACAAATCAAAAAAGTTGCATTTAAAGGCGTAAAGTAATAAAACCCTCATAACAAGGAGGTTTCTATGAAACTTTTAACAGATCTATGGGATCATTTGAAAGAATGGTCGGATTGGAGTATGAAAGACTGGATTAAAGCTGGAATTGTGGCTATAATCGTAATCATATTAATTGGAGCAATATAAAAAGAATTTATGGTATGGCAATTACTAGCAAAACCACTTCTTGGCGTCGTCGCTGATGGCGTCAAGGGTTTTGTCGAAACAAAAAAAGCAAAACAAGAATTAAAACTTACTGAAATAAAGGCTACACAGAAACTTAAAGAAGATCAAATCGCCGGTAAGGTTGCATGGGAGCAAAGTGCAGTTGATCAAATGAAGGGGAGCTGGAAAGATGAGGTAGCATTAATTGTTCTACTACTTCCAGCTGTTTTAGTATTCACGCCCTTACAAGAACATGTGCATCGTGGTTTCCTCGCACTGCAGGACCTGCCGTCGTATTATCATAATTTGTTGTACATTGCGATATCTGCCAGCTTCGGCATCAAGGCGGGATCTAGTGCAATAGGATTATTTAAAAAGAAGTAATGAGTTACGAAGATCTATCAAACTCAGTAAAATTAAGTGAAGGATTTAGAAATAAAATTTATCAAGATACTGAAGGGTTTGACACAATAGGCTGGGGCCATAAAGTTGTTCAAGGTGATCCATTTGAACCAGGAGTAGAATATACTGAAAAAGATTTACAATCAGTGTTTGATAAAGATTTAAGCAGAGCTGTAGCTCAAATGAAACAATTATTAATAGAAAACGGCATTGATGAAGTGCCGGAACAAGCTCAACACGTCTTAACGGAGATGTGCTTTCAACTTGGTAAAACAGGCGTTGCTAAGTTTAAGAATATGTGGAAATGCCTGCAGGAAGACAATTTTATCGGCGCAAGTTATGAGATGCTCGATTCCAGGTGGAATAAACAAACACCAAATCGATGTAAAAAATTGTCTGATAAAATGAAATCATGCGGTTAGAAAATTTTTTTACAGCTTATAAAAAACAATTAATTGATAGACAAAAGGCGGTTGAAGAGTCTATAACCAGTGGACTGTGTAAAGACTGGTCAGATTATAAATATTTGACGGGTAAGAATGCAGCATTAAAAAACGAGATACAGGAACTCACGGACCTGCTAAAGAAAACGGAGCTAGAAGATGACGACTAAACCAAAACTTATTGTCCCTAAACATATTTGGGATGGTAAAGCTGCTGCAAAAGCAAAAAGCGAATTAGAAAAAGTGCCAGAGCCTTGTGGGTACAAAATAGTATTATTTCCATTAAAATTAGATAACAAAACATCATCTGGAATTCATTTGACAGATCAAACTGTAGAAGAATCTCAGATATCTACAAACATTTGTAAAGTTTTAAAAGTTGGTAGCGATTGCTATCTAGACAAATCCAAGTTTCCTAGTGGTCCTTTTTGTAAAGTTGATGACTGGGTTCTCATTGCCAAGTACGCAGGTGCTAGAATCAAGATTGATGGTGGTGAGCTACGTATAGTCAATGATGACGAAATAATGGCAAAGGTAAGAGATCCTAGAGATATCTTACCACGTAACATATTATAAAATGGAGAAACCTATGCAACCACAACCAAACAATGAAAATAATAAAATGGTTCCTCTAGACACTTCAGGAGAGTCTGTTGATGTCGAAGTAAAAGAGGAAGAGAAAAAAGAGTCTGATGTTCAAGTAACTCAAGAGGCAGCTCCTGCTGAAGAGCCAAAGAAAGAATCTAAAGAACATGACGAGTATTCTAATAAAGTTCAGACTAGAATAAATGATTTAACAAAAAAATGGAGAGAAGAGGAAAGGAAAGCCGAGGCTGCTTTACAATATGCTCAATCTGTAAAAAAAGAAAACGAAGATCTTAAAACTCAAAAGAATACTTTAGACGAATCATACATTACAGAGTTTAAACAAAGAGCTCAAGCAGAAGAAAAATCTTTACAAAATTTATTACAAGAAGCTTATCAAGCTCAAGACTTTAAAAAACAAGCAGAGATACAAGCTAAATTAACTGATGTTGTTTTGCAAAGACAAAGAGCTGAAATGTCATTAAAAGCAAAACAAGCTGAAAATGAAAAGCCAGTAGAAGAGAAACCTGTACCAAACTTTCAATCTGAAACACCACAACCTGCACCAAAAGAAATTGAGCCTAGTGTAAAAGCTAAAGCTTGGGTAAGTAAAAATCCTTGGTTTGGTAATGGTGACAAAGATGAACACGATTTAGTAAAAACTATGGCAACTTATGGAATACATAGACAATTAATTAGCCAGGGTTTCGATCCTGAATCAGATGAGTATTATAATGAAATTGATACTAGACTAAATGCAACGTTTAATGTTAATAGTAATACAACAACAAATTCAAGCAACAGGCCCGCTCAGACTGTTGCTGGGGCTGCTAGAAATGGCAGTGCTA